ACTGACTCATGGTCAAATTATTTACAAATTCTTCCAATTCAGATACTTCTATATCTGTTCGGTCAAATATTTCGTCACCATTGTAAACCGATTGAATACAATCTTTTACTAAACTATAAGTTAATTCTGAAATAGACTTTTTATTTCCTACTTCACTTATAGTTGGCAACTTCATAATAACACCATAACCTGGTTCAAACTCAATCTTTGTTTCAACTTGTTTATTTAAATTAGGTTTAATGTCATCTATTTTTAAAGTGTAATCTACGACAACTTGTTCATCATCTGGACACTTTAATTTCAAATCAACACTTTCACCTACTGACTTTGCTCTTATATTTAACCATAACCATTCAAAGTCATAAAATGGTATCTTTGTTACATCTGTATTTGAAACAACACAAGATTGTACAATGTTAACAAATGCTTTTGTAATTTCATTGTCATCCCTTGTTTCAATTGCCATTAATAGTATTTTTTCTTCTCTTACTAAAAATGGTCTATATCTTACCGTAACATCATTTGAAAGTTTCAAATCATATTCAGGCACTTTTGTTAATGGTAAACTCATTATTACTCCTATAATTTAATATAATATATCTCGTATAATTTTTGGGTCTGGTAGACCTTTAGGGAATACACGACCTCCCGTTACTCTACCTATCGGTAAATCTCTCCTTACTTTTTCGTAAACTTGTCTTCCTACAGATTTAACAACACCACCTAAACCAAATGGTAAGTTATCAAGGAAACTATTTTCTCCTTGTATTTCTGTATTTCTACGATATTTGTTTTGATAAACTTCTCTATTATCAAAATCACTTACGGCACTTACATTTTCAGTTGTTGACGCCCAATATCTATATTTAAATGTTACATCAACTTTTACAACTGCGTCTTTTGAACCGTAACTTAATTGTTGAGCAGCAATTGATTTAGGGTAAACTTCATAACATTGTAATTGATATGAAGACTCATTTGTACCTACTAAACTTCTTAATTGGTCAACTGTTAAATCAGCACTACCATACTGTAATATGGTATCTAAAAACGACCTCTTTAAAGGTGTAATTGTAATTTTACAAGGTGCGGCATAGTCATCATAATAACCTGCGTCATATGATATAGGATCAATTACCATATTTTGCCACGCCTCAAAATAAACTCTTTCATCAAAATCTGTTCCTGTATAAAACGATAAGGTCATTTCATCAAACGAAACATTTTTACCAAAAGACCTACTTGGTCCATAATACTGTTCATTAACATCATCTGTTATAGTTCTACCAGGCATTGATACATCACTACAAAATAAATCTAATCTTAATTGTAATGATTGTTTTAATCCTGTAGCTAATCTTCTAAAATTTTCAAATCTTTTTTCTTTATCGTCAACTTGAAAATCAAAACCTCTTTCTAACAATGCTTTAGATAAATTATTTGGTCCATCTATTGTTACAATAAATTGAGTGGGTCTTGCCAAACCTTCAGCAGATTGTATGCCTGACCTAAATCTGTTAAGTATTGAGTTTTGATTAGTTGACTTATTAGCATAACCTGCTTTAGCGGCCGCATCCTGTCTATCATAATGAGCACGTGATGGTGGTATACCAATTCGTATATCTAAATCACCTATTTTTTTTCCTATACTAATTAATGACATTAAATAAATCTCCTACTGTCTGAATAAACTTGTGCTTCACTTGCCTTTTTAAATCTTTGTACAGGTAAGTATATCGCTGTTGCGGACTCATCTGCATTTATTCTTAAAAATCCTGTTTGTACATATGAATACAAATACTTTTTGATTGTTGGTTTTACAATCTTAATATTTTTTACATCATCATAGTTTACATCAAATTTTGTTTTACTATCAAATCTTGTATCATCAGCAAACTGTTGCATACGTTCTAATAGTTTAAATCTTAATAACGGTGGTAGATAATGAAAATTCATACCTAAAAATCCACCTGATATTGGTTCTAATGGCAATACTAAAGGGAATATATCATAATACGGTAATGTCTTTCTAAATTTAGGATTATACCCAAATAAGTTCAATCGTCCTACACTAGGTCTACCATTAAGTTTACCCTGTCTAAACAACTGTCTAGCAGTAGTACCACTAGCAATTCTATTTACTTGTGTTCTATACCAAGTAGCAGACCTGTCTGTATCACCTGCCTTTAGTTTGATTGTATCAAATACGCTTGCCATAATACTATTTATGTTGGTAATAAATAAGTTTATGAAGAAGTTGAAGAATATAGATAAGCGACCCTATCAAGGTATATTTAAACCTTTGAACCCACAGAAATATAAAGGCAACGTTAAAAACATAATTTATAGAAGTTCTTGGGAACATAGATTTATGAGATATTGTGATAAACATAAAGACGTGTTGGAATGGGGTAGTGAAGAAATAGCAATTTACTATCGTTCAGTTGATAATCGGCCACATAGATACTTTCCTGATTTCTATATGAAAGTAAGGCAATCAAATGGTACATTTAAAAAGTTTATTGTAGAGATTAAACCTAAAGCACAAACTCGTAAACCTAAAAAACCTTTACGAGAAAGCCGTACTTATAAAAACGCATTAATAACTTATGAAAGAAATAGAAGAAAGTGGTCTACAGCGTATGCGTGGTGTTTAAAACGAGATATGAAGTTTGTCATACTTACTGAAGACCACTTAAAGACTTTTTAAATCAAATTTAATTGTTCATCAATTCTTTTAAAGTTTGTCTTATAGATTTCTTTAAATGAGTGATAATTCAAAGTTCCCATCATTCTGTTATATCTTCTATGGGCAAGTCTAATATTTTTAGGTTCATTAACTTGTTTTTCATTTAACACTCCAAAACTATTTCCTTCTATATGGCAAAACTCTAATTCATTTAAAGAATATGGTCTGTTACTTATATCACAAAATACTTTTTCATCTTTAGTTTGTGCTGTTATAATTATTCTTTTATTTTCAGCAGACAATGACTTTAGACTTTTAACTCTTATACCCAATTCATTTAATCCATAATCATCTTTTGTTGTATCAAAAAGTCTATCTAAAACTAATCTAACTCCAAAATGTAATAAGTGATTTTTTGCTCTATATTTTGATATTGGAAACGTTTGGTCATCACCTGCACTTGGTTTCCAAGTTTTTTCATAAAGAAACTCACTAGAATTTGATAACGTATTATGAATATCATCTATTCTTTTACAAAATTTAGACCAATCATTATCAATAATTTTAAATTGACCATCAAATATTCTTTCTATTTCGTGTATTATATAAATCATCATTTGAAATGACCTAAAGTCTTTAGGTAATTTTTTAACATTATTAAAAAAGTGTACACCATTATCACACATTCTTTTTATCCAAGAAGACATTTTAGGATTTACTGTTTCAATATTTTGTATTTTATCTATAACTTCTTTTTCTTTTAAATGATTCCATTCAGAAACTGGTAACTTATTAACGGCAGACAAAGCTTGATAATAGAGATAACAACCATTTTCAAAAAATGAAGCATCTTTATCAACTTCATCTGTTAAAATTAAACCTTTATCCTCTTTATCTATAATGTTATCGGTAGTAAATAATTCGTGTACATTTTTGTCATTTTCTTTTACATTTGTTTGAAATGAAAAATCACTAATATAATTAATTACTTCGGTTTCTGTACTTCTAAATGCCTCCCAAGTATTAAATGACTCACCACTATTTTTAAATCTGTTATTTCTTCCTACTGTTTTAGGATCTAATCCTGGCATTTCAATAACAATTGGAAATTCATAATTTAAATAATCTTCTTTTGCTTCAGGACAGTTTTTAAATATTTCATTTGCTGTTTTATTACTTAAATCAATAGGTTCATCTGTATTTGGATTTTTATAAAATTCTTTTAACTCTTTTAAAGTTTGTTTTTGTATTGTACCTTGCAATATTGGTGTACTATAATTGCCATTTAAAAAGTCAAAAATATACTCTAATCTATGAGATATTGAGGAAGCATCAAAAAGTGCTGTTATATTTTTGTTTAAAATGTGTGAAAATATTTCTTTTGGTTCAGCCAACATTGATATACATCCTGTTTGACCAAATTCTAACTGCATAAATGGATAACAAATAATATTGTCTTTTTTAGATTTATCTACTTTTCTTTTTCTTTGTTTTTTAGCATTTGGATTAATCGTATAAATGGATGGAATCGTTTTTAAATCTTCTTTTGATAATGAGCTGTCATAATCAAAAAAATCTCTAATTTTAATATAAATTGTAAACGACCTTTTTGTCTTTTTTACAATTTTAAGTCCTAGTTCTTCAAATTTTTTTATTATATTATCTATCATATCTCTCCATTATATAAAATTGAATCATACTAATAGTATATCATAAATTAAAGGGATTGTCAAGTATGTATAGGGTGTGCTAATACAGCACACCCCATTTGAGAAAGTGAGAGAGATAGATTAGGAATCGTCCTCAGCAAGTTTACTAAAATACGATAGGTCATCGCTATCGTTGGACTCATCCTC